GGTCATGAGCGAAACCCTGACAGAATCGCCCGCAGAGACCGCGCAGCCGCCCGTAACCACCGAAGCGCCAGTCGTCACCGAGACGACTGAAACGGCGCCAGAGACCACCGCAGAGCCAGAACCGGCGCCGAAACCCAAACAAGGCGATCGGCGCTTTGCCATCATGACGGCCAAACTGAAGGCCGAAGAAACCGCGCGCCAGACTGCCGAACGTGAGCGCGACGCAGCGCTTGCACTCGCCAATGCCGGCAAGGAACAGCCGACGCAGCGCGAGCCAGATGTTGAAACGGCAGCGGCACGACTTATCGCGCAACGTGAGTTCGAGGCTAGGCGTCAGGCTTTGATCGGCGCCGGGACGAAGGAGTTTTCTGATTGGGCGGACAAGACCGATATCTTGCACGCCATGGGCGCCACGCAAAACCTTGCGTTTATGGAAGCGATCGTCGATAGTGAGAATGGCCCGAAGATCGTCGCACATCTCGCCGATGACGCCGACGCGCTCGTGGCGCTGCTCGCAAAGTCGCCCACGGCTATGGCTACGGCGATAGGGAGGCTGGACGCAAAGATGAGCGCGCCGGCACCGAAAAAGTTGTCTGGCGCTCCGCCGCCCGCCCCGCGTGTGTATCCTTCTGGCGTTGTCCCAGAAGCCGACCCGTATTCGTATCCGCCGAATATGAGCATGAAAGAGTGGTCCAAAATGATGGACGCTCATTTGCCGCCTTCGCTAGGCGGGAAGAGGAAGATCGCGTGATGGACGATATTACCGCACTGAAAGCCGAGATAGAACGCCTCCGCTCGCTGTGCGAGGATCACGACATTGATCCCGATTACGTGCCGGAGGGATTGGTTTTTGATGGGCGCCCCATTGCTGAAATCACGCGGGTAGCGGTTCGGTTGTGGCAAAACAGAAATGCTTTCTTGAAGCACTTGGATGCGGTTGAACCGGGAACGAAGATCGGGACGTGTCTCCGTATCGACACCACCACCCAAACCGGCCCCGACTACCTAGGCGCCGCAAGAGACGTATCCAACACCTAACCCCCACCCGGCGCCGCCGGACCAAACGAGCCAGACCGGGACTGTAACCCGCGCGACGTGCCTACGTCTAAGCCTGCTTGCGCGCGACTAATCCGATATTCCGCAGCGGCTGTCATGAGAATAAGCAAGTCAATATCCGGCAACGGTGAGCCTGCGCTTATTCCGTCACAGTATTCGCCGGAGTATCAACGTGGCAAACACGCTTCTCACTATCGACATGATCACGCGCCTTGCCGTTCGTCTGTGGAAAAACACGAACGCTTTCATGCGCAACATCAACATGCAATATGACGATCAGTTCGCCCGCGAAGGCGCCAAGATCGGCTCGCAACTGCGCATCCGCCTCCCCGTCGATTACACGGTCGGCACAGGGTCGGCCGTATCCTTTCAGGACACCGCTGAGAACTTCACTACGCTGACGATGGCCACACAGAACAACGTGGCCCTGTCGTTCAACATGATCCAGCAGACCCTCCAGGTTGACGACTACGCCGAACGCTACCTCGCGCCGGCCGTCAACAACCTCGCCGGCACCGTGGCCGTGGGCATCATGTCCGGGGCCGAAGGCGGCGTCTGCAATTACTACGACAATGAGACGGCGGGCGCGATCATCACGCCGTCAACGACCACGATCCTGAACGCCAACGCCGTTTTGGACACACAATCCGCGCCAATGATGAACCATCGCCTCGTGGTTCATCCCTTCACGGATGCTCGCGTTGCGGGCGCACTGACGGGCCTTTTCAATCCTGCAACAGAGATTTCGGAGCAGTATCGCAGCGGCGGCATGAAAAACGCGCTGGGCTTCGACTGGATGAAGGACCAGACCGTTATCACGCACACGCCGGGGACGTTCTCGGCAGGAACAGTGAACGGCGCTGGGCAGACTGGCTCAACTATCACTGTCAACGCAATCACGGGAACGCTCAACAAAGGCGACATCATCACTTTCGCCTCCGTCAACGGCGTGAACCGTATCAACAAAACGTCCTACGGCACGCTGCGGCAGTTCGTCGTTCTCGCCAATGTCGCGTCGGGCGGCACGTCCATCTCCATCTATCCCGCGCTGATCCCCGCCGCTGCCGGCGGACAGGCGGTGCAATACCAGACCACGGATACATCCCCCGCCAACAACGCCACGATCACGCTGGTTTCGCCGGCTTCCACGGCATACAGAAAAAACATCGCCTTCGTTCCGGACGCGATCACGGTTGCTACGGCCGATCTGGAAATCCCGCCGAATGTCGAGAGCGCACGCCATGAACTGGACGGCGTTTCCATGCTCATGGTGCGTCAATACATCATCGGCACGGGCATAACCGGCACGCGCCTTGATGTGGTTTGGGGCGCACTCTGGATCAGGCCGGAATGGTGCGTCGTGATCCCCGACATAGTTTAACGGTAGGCGTTCATCATGGCACAAACCGCAATTCAACGCTCGCAAGAGAATTTTATGCTTCGCGGCGGCTGCTTCGAACTTCCCATGCAGCAGCTACGCGAGGCTGGTATTCTCGCTGATGGGTATGTCTATTACGAATACCCCAAAATGGTCCGCATTTCGGAAGGAACGCAGACCATCGAGCGGTCCACGGAGGACTGCAAGGGTCGCACGCTTACCTGGAGCGAGACGAAAGAGCGGTTCCGCGAAATCGTCGTCAACTCAGAAGAAGAGGAAGAGCGCGTCCTGTCCGGTGGGCGCACGTCTGCGCAGCTTGAAGAGGAACGCCAACACCTGCTCCAGCGGTGCCGCGTCATGGGCATCCACGCCGATCCGGGATGGTCATCGGTTCGGTTGCGCCGCGAGCTTGGCGATGCTTTGGATGCGCCAGCGCCCGTCGATACGATGGCGAAGCTGGAACAAGAACTTGCCGCGCTCAAGAAAATGGCGGCGATGCAGGCCGAAATCGATGCGTTGCGCGCCCAACTTGGTCGGCCCGTCGAGGACACGGAAGAGCTTCGATCCCAACTGATCGGCCTTGGGGTCAAAGTCGATGGTCGGTGGTCGGCGATGCGCCTGCGTGAAGAACTTGACCGCGCGACGGCGCCATAAGGAGAGATCGCCATGCCATTTGAAGAAAACATGATCGCCTTGCTGAAGCAGGGCGCCGTGGATGCTGAAGCTCACGAAGCGGCACGGCAGGCGCGCTATGAATCGGAGGACAACGCGCGCAAGGCCGCACGCGCGCACGAAGACGCCTTGCGTGACGAGGGCGCGAAGGTTCGGGATGCGAAGATTGCCGAAATGGAAGCGGCGATTGCGGCGCGCCAACAGACGCCAGAAGCCCAACTGAAGTCGCATTCGGACGAAATTGCGGCGATGCAGAAGAAGATCGAAGAATTGGCCGCATCCCAACATACGCCAGAGCAAACGCCGGCGCCCGAACCGGAGCAGTCGCACTCTTGATCCGTGTGCGTCGGTCGCATGAAGGCTGGATCGTGCTGTTGTGGTGGTTCGGATCGTGGCGAGAGTGGGCCATCACGCGGTCTGGTATCGATCGCATTTGATGGCAATTCTTCAACTCGATCCACCGATCCCCGTTACAACCCCAAAAGGTGCGGCTTTGGCGCATTTCCTGATTGATCCGGGCGTCGAGCACCATTTGCAGTGGGTCTGCTTTCAGGACGTGACGGGCGAGTGTTGGACGTGGCGAAATCCTGATGTCCGGGCACAAACGAATGTGACGATGGGGCGCCGATGCCCCTGACAACCCCGCAAGCGATTTGCTCTCTGGCGCTTCGCGCGGCCGGCGTGCTTGGCGTCGGGCAAACGGCACTGGCGCAGGACATGACCGATACGTTTGATGTTCTAAACGGCATGATGGGCCAGTGGAACACGGATCGCTGGCTGATCTACCAAGAGTTGGACGTGTCGGTTGTGACCACCGGGCAGATGTCTTACACGATTGGACCTGGGGCAACAGACATTGTAACAAACGAGCGCGTTGACAGGTTGGAGTCCGCTTATTTCCGTCAGTTCGTGGATACGATACCGGGTCAGAATTACGTTGATTTTCCTCTGCGCATCATCAATTCGCACGAGGATTATGCGCAAATCACGCTGAAGGAACTGACAAGCTGGCCCTATGGCGTGTTCCTCGATAGCGGAAATCCAATAGGCACGATCTATCCCTATCCGATCCCGCTGCAAAACAGCACGTATGAGTTGCACCTCATCATAAAGCAACGGTTGGCGCAGTTTGTCAGCCTTGTCCAATCGATCAATCTGCCGCTCGAATACATTGAGCCGCTATGGACCAACCTCGCGTTGCGGCTTGGCGCAATCTATCCTGGCGTGGTTCTGCCGCCGATTGTGGAGGCTTTGGCAAAGGCGACGCTTTCCAAGATCAGGACCGCGAACACTCAGATACCTGCAATGAGAATGCCTCAGACGCTTGTCAGGCCGCCGCTCTACAATATCTACTCGGGGCAAACGTACTAAATGCGCGTGCCGCTCAATGAAGGCGCCTACGAAGCCAGAAGCGTAATCGCGTCCGCTCAACGCGCCGTCAATCTCTATCCAGAACTCAATCCGCCCGACGCTGAGTGCAAATACACCCACTACAACTCGCCCGGTTTGTCTCCCCTTGGCACAGCACCAAACCAAACGGCGCGCTGCCTCTATTGGGCCAACAACGGCACACTCTATTACCTCGCTGGCCGCACGCTCTACACTGTCAGCACTTCATGGGCACTGACGGCTATTGGCACTGTAGGAACCGCGTCAGGCATCGCCAGCATGGCGGATAATGGCACGACGCTGGTGTTGGTGGACGGGTCGGCAAACGGCTATCAGGTCAATCTGACCACAAATGCGTTTTCGGCCATCAGCGCTGCCACCAACTCGCCTCCGGTCGGGTCAGGATCGGATTACGCCTTTTATGGCGCCACACGGGTTGACGTAATCGACGGCTTTCTCGTGTTCAATTCGCCCGGAACGCGGACGTTCTACTGCACCTATGAAAATGAGGTGGTTTTCGATGCGCTCTATTTCGCTGACAAAAACGGGTATTCAGACAATCTTGTGACCCTCATTGTGACGCGGCGGGAAATTTGGCTTTTGGGACAGCGCACAACGGAAATCTGGTATGACGCAGGGAACTCTGCCTTTCCGTTTGCGATCATGCCGGGACCGTTTATTCCGTATGGTGCGGTTGCGGCATACTCGGTGGCTCAGGTTGACGGTGCAATTTTCTGGCTTTCCGAGGATCAATCCGGACAAAACATTCTCATGCGGGGCGAAGGCTACGCAGCAAAGCGGATTTCGACCCACGCCCTGGAGCAGGAGTGGGAAGGCTATTCGACCACCACGGATGCAATCGGCTTCTGTTTCCAGTTCGGCGGCCACGCTTTTTATCAGATCAATTTCCCAACTGCTAACAAGTCTTGGAGGTGGGATGAAGCGACAGGGCTTTGGCATGAGCCGGTTTACACGGATGCGAATGGCGTCGAAAACATGCACCTCGTGCAATGCGCGGCTTTCGCTTACGGCGTGAACGTTGGCGCGGATGCGACGACCGGGCAACTCTATCAGATTGATCCGGATGTCTATACCGACAACGGATCGCCCATGTATTTCCGGCGCGGTTATCCGCACATGATGATAGACGGGCGCCGCGCGATTTATCCTGGCTTCACGCTTGATGTCGAGTGCGCCACGTCGCCGGATACGATCAACCAGCCAGGGCCGTTTCCGATGTTGATCGGCGGGGCATATGCCGGTTCTGAAATCATGGAAGCGGGAACGGGGTTCGGTCTTTTGTCGGGTCCGGCGCCAATCAACACGTCCCCACAGGTTTTGCTTCGGTGGAGCGACACTCGGGGCCGAACATGGAGCGAGCCTGTGCCGCAATCGCTTGGCGCGACCGGGGAATATCTGGCTCAACCGAAATGGTCGCGCACTGGCATGGGGCGAGACCGGGTGTTTGAGGTATTCGGCGTTATTCCTGGGCGCCTCGCGATAAACGGTGCGTTTCTCGACCCCGAACCGATAAAGCTCAATTCATGAAATTTTTGCCTCTAATTTTGCTGCTGTGGCCTTCGGTCGCTATGGCGCAATATTGGGACGGGTTGCCGGTTGCGACCTCTGTTTCTCCGTCTGACATTGTGGTTGTGTGCCAAGGCGGCACCGCTGGGCATCCCGGCACATGCACAACGCGCCAAACCAACGTGAATGATCTCACGTCGTCTTTTGTGGTCGGCAACACGCTGACAATTGGCGGCGCGTCTGGCTACGGCGAGTGGACGATGACCGGCGTCAATTCCGCTGTTCCGCCGTCGAATGGCCCTAACCCACCTTTGGTTGGCAGTCAGGTGTCCAACTCGATGATCGTCAACTGGACTGGAGGCGCCAACGGGTCAGTTATCTCCGCTGGGGTGGATTACACCAACATCACCGGGGCGCCGACTGATTACATTTGGAACCATCTCAATGTGCTTGCTTACAACGGCACGGGC